GCGTTAGGGGCTGTTGTAGTGGTTTTGATTGGTGCATTGCGTTACCAATCAAGTGTTATAGATGAATTGAACATAACCACAAAGCAACAAGCCCAAACCATCCAACAACAAGAAAATGCGAACAAGGCATTGACCATTGCTCTACAACAAGAGCGTGATGCAGTCATTGAGCAACAGCAACGTAATGATGAAATAGAAAGGATAGCAACAGAAAATGCTGAATCAGTTAAAACAATCATTAAGACTCAACCTTGCGCTCACACTCGTTTGCCTCAGTCTGTTCTTGACCGCTTGCACAAAGAAAATCACGACTAAAGCAGAATATATTTATCCGCCTCAAGCCTATACTGCACCTTGTGTCAAAACAGCATTTACTGGGGAAACATACGGCGATGTCGTCATACAGCTTGTTAAGGTAACCGCAGAGCGAGATAAATGCGCAAGCCAAGTAGATAATCTCAATAAGTGGATTAATCAAGCAAAAGGCGGCAAATAGGGCTTATAAGTTTTATTCAAGTATTTTAAGGATTTTCTATGTCAGACGTGAAAGGAAAATCTACGTCTGGTCGTGGATTAACACCTAAACAAGAAAAATTTTGCCAGCTTTATATTGAGCTGGGGAATGCCAGTGAAGCATATCGGCAGAGTTATGATTGCCAAGATATGAAGTCCGAAAGTATAAACCGATTGGCTAAAAAAGAATTAGATAAGATCAAGATTAGATCAAGGGTTGATGTGCTTCAACAAGAGCACCGACAACGCCATAATCTTACCCTAGATAATATCATTGCGGACTTGCAAGAGTATCGTGATATTTGTATGGGAAGAAAGCCGCTTACTATTACCACTGTGGTAAAAAATGCTCAAGAAGGAACGGCACAAAGCGTTAATACCGAATGTTTCGTTTTTGAACCGACAGGTGCAAATAAAGCCCTTGAATTGCTTGGTAAGCATTTAGGGATGTTTACACAGAAAATGGAATTATCTGGTGACTTGCATATTGAGCAGCACGCGGAGTTAAATTTATCAGGATTAAGCATTGATGAACTTGAACAGCTTGAAAAATTACTCGCCAAAGGAAATCCTGAGCAAGATTCGGATTGAGAAAGCCAAGAAGTCACTAATGCACTTCACCACTCAAACCAAATCTGACTTCGTAACAGGGTGGTTTAATATTCTCATTGCAAAAGAGCTACAGCAATTTTATCAAGATGTAATAGATGGCAAGCAACCGCGTTTAATGATATTCGCCCCTCCCCGTAGTGGTAAAAGTGAATTATTTAGTCGTCGTTTCCCTGCTTGGGCTTTTGGTAAAAAACCTGACTTACAGATGATTGCCTGTTCTTATTCTGCTGATTTAGCTAGCCGAATGAATAGAGATGTTCAGCGAATAATGGATGATGATAGCTACCACGATATATTTCCTGGATCATCCTTAAATGATAAACGCATTGCGACTGTCTCGGGTCAGCCTTTGCGTAATAGTGAGATTTTTGAAATTGCAGGACATAAAGGCGCTTATCGCTCCGCTGGTGTTGGAGGCGGTATTACAAGGATGGGGGCGGATATAGCCATTATTGACGACCCTGTAAAAGATGCTAAAGAGGCTAATTCTCAAACAGTTCGAGATGGCGTTTGGGATTGGTACACAACCACGCTTTATACACGTTTATCACCAAAATCTGGTGTGCTATTAGGCATGACAAGATGGCACGAGGATGATTTAGCTGGTCGATTAATTGAAGAGATGAAGAATGGTGGCGATCAATGGCGCATAGTGAAATTTCCTGCAATTGCCGAAGAAGATGAGGAGTTCCGCAAAGAAGGAGAGCCATTACACCCAGAACGCTTTGATTTAGAGCGATTGAGCAAAATTAGAAAGGCTGTTGGCTCTCAAGCGTGGAATGCTTTATATCAACAAAGACCATCTAATAAGGGCGGTGGCATTATTAAAGGCTCTTGGTTTGGTCGATATAAAATTCCTCCACTAATTAAAGTCAAAGCAATCTACGCTGATACGGCACAAAAAATTAAACAGTACAATGACTATTCAGTCTTTATTGTCGCTGGCAGAGGGAGTGATGGGAAGGTTTATATCCTTGACCTTGTGCGAGGAAAATGGGAAGCCCCAGAACTTGAGCAGACATTAAAAGATGTTTGGGCTAAACACAAGGCAAGAAAAGACACTGGAATATTAACTCGAGCAAACGTGGAAGATAAAGCCAGTGGCACAGGATTAATTCAAACTATACGCAGAAATAATCAAATCCCAATCTCGCCCATTCAAGTTGATGCAGATAAGTACACTCGGGTTTTAGGTGTTCAAGGGTACATTGAAAGTGGTTATGTGATGATACCCGAAAATGCTCCTTGGGTAGCGGATTTTATTAGTGAATGCGAGGCATTTACCGCAACAGATAGTCACGCACACGATGACCAAGTCGATGCGCTTGTAATGGCAATAACGGATATTTTAGGGAAACCTAAATCACTACTGGATTTATAAGATGAATATTTTAGATGGCATCAAATCACTTGCGCTAAAGTTAGGCAGTAAACAAGACCAGACGTATTATGCTCGCGGGCTTAGTTTAACCGATGACTTAATGCAGATTGAAGCATTATGGCGTGATAATTGGATTGCAAATAAGGTTTGTATTAAACGTTCGGAAGATATGGTGCGTAATTGGTGTGATATTTTCTCGAATGACTTGAAATCTGAACAGCTAGACGAGTTCACTAAGCTCGAGCGCAGATTAAAACTGCGTGAGACATTAACTAAAGCGTTGCAATGGTCTAGTTTGTATGGGGCGGTGGGTTTATTGGTTGTTACTGACACAATTAACATCACTTCGCCATTGCAGCCTACAGAACGATTAAAGCGGTTGATTATCTTACCTAAATGGAAAATCTCACCTACAGGACAACGAGATGACGATGTATTTTCGCCAAACTTTGGTCGATACAGTAAATATACCATTACTGGCGGCACACAATCTGTTTTAGTGCATCATTCTCGCTTGTTAATCATTAATGCCAATGATGCACCTTTATCTGATAATGATGTTTGGGGTGTGTCAGACCTTGAAAAGATTATTGATGTACTTAAACGCTTTGATAGTGCCTCAGCGAATGTCGGCGACCTTATTTTTGAAAGTAAAATTGATATTTTCAAAATTGCAGGGTTATCTGACAAGATTTCAGTTGGCTTAGAAAATGATGTGGCTCACGTTATTTCAGCGGTGCAGTCGATTAAATCAGCAACCAATAGTCTGTTGCTTGATGCGGAAAATGAGTACGACCGAAAAGAATTATCTTTTGGTGGGTTAAAAGATTTACTGACAGAGTTTCACAATGCGGTGGCAGGTGCGGCAGATATGCCAGTCACCATTTTGTTTGGGCAATCTGTTTCGGGATTGACAAGTGGAGATGAGGATATTCAAAACTATCACGAATCTATTCATCGATTACAAGAGACAAGATTGCGTCCTGTGCTTGAAGTGCTTGATACATTGCTATGCAATGAATTATTTGGTGGGCAGCCTGATGACTGGTGGTTTGAATTTTTACCATTGACGGTGGTTAAACAAGAGCAACAAGTTAATATGCTTAATACCTTTGCTACAGCGGCAAATACGTTAATTCAAAATGGCGTAGTAAATGAATATCAAGTGGCAAACGAACTCCGAGAAAGTGGTTTATTTGCTAATATCTCTGCTGATGACATTGAGGAAATGAAAAATGCTGATGAACTTGCCAGAAATTTTGAAGAACCAGAAGGCGAAAGCACGCAAGTTCAAGCCAGTGAAGATGAGCAAGAGAACGGAGCTTTGGTATAGACAACAGCTTAAGCAGTTCGTCAAAACGATGACCGATGATGTAGAAAGAGCCCTGCAACAACCGCAAGGCTCTTTTTTTATGGATGATGCAAAAGGATTTCAGGCGATTAGTGCAAGAGCGTTGATGAAAGTATTAGAAAAGTACGAAAAATCTGACCGCACTTCTCAAGCTGAAAATATCGCCAATGGCTTTGTTAGTCGTGGTGATGCACAAAACCATGCTGAATATCAACTAACCTAAAAAAACAAACTGGCATCGATTTATCCGCCTATTTACGCAATAGTCCAAATATTGCTGAAAGAGTGAATACATTGACCGCTGGTAATATCCAGTTAATCAAGTCTATTCGTTCGCAATATCTTGATAAGGTGCAAAATGCTGTCATGCAAGCGATGGTTCGGGGTTCTTTAAATAAAGACCTTGCAGCACAAATAAAAGACTTAGGTAAAACAACCGAAAAACGAGCAATGTTTATTGCACGAGACCAGTCCTCAAAATTAAATGCCGCCTTAACGCAAGCGAGACATGAAGAAGTTGGTATAAAAAAATACATGTGGTCAGCATCGCTTGATGAGCGTGTACGCAAAAGCCATGCGGAAAAAGATGGGCAGATATTTGAATATTCAAATCCCCCTGCTGATACTGGTCATCCTGGTCATGATTTTAATTGTCGGTGTGTTCAGATTCCAGTGCTTGATGATGTAGTTAACTTAAAATCAGAAGAAACCGAATTAAGCTACCAGGCCGTAGAACCTAATAAGACAGGGAAAATGGATCTCGATGAGTTATTTGAAAGCTCTATCGGTGGAGGTGGTAATAAGTCATTTTCTAACTTTGGTGGGGTTAATTCTGAATTAATTACGTTAGCGAAAAAGAGTATTGGTTTGGATATTACAGATTGGCAACACAGTATTGATGAATCAAGCATCCGACACATATTGAAACAACATGGAAACGAAAAAGCGGAAAATAAACGAGGGCAAAGAGCCGTTACAAAAAAAGACATTTTATTATTGCCTTTGGTTGTCTCCGCATTTGATAGCATTGAGTACACTGGGACAAGCGATTCAGGGAATGAAACATTTTTGATTAAAAAAGAGATTGATGACGAAATATTCAGCGTGCAGGAAGTTAGGAAGAGACACAAGAAGATTGCAGTTAAAACAATGTGGATTAAAAGGAAAAAGAAAGCCACAAGCTCCGCATAGTGCTTGACTCACAAATGGCGTCTGCTTAACGTCCGAAACGTGCTATGCCCTATTGCCTGTGGCTTGGCTTATTTTATCACTCTTAAGATACTAAATTCAACTCGGCCTGAAATGGTCGGGTTTTTTATTGGGGTAAATAAATGAAATTTACAGAAAAAACAAATTGAGGAAGAAGAAAAGTCTGGTGGTGAAGAGGGTAAAGAGCCAAAAGGCGAACAACCAACCGAGCCAAAAGAAAAACAATCTGAACCTGAAAATAAAAAGGAGGATGATGTGGAAAAAGAAGAACTTGAAAAACGCCTTAAAGCTAAAGATGAAGAAATTCAAGCATTGAAAGAAGCACAAGCAAAACGTGACGCAGAAGCAAAACAAGCTGCCGTGTTGGCTGATGCAAAAACCGCATTTAAAGAAGTCAATTTTGCGGATAACGCGACTGTGCGTGAAATCCAAGAAAGTGCGGTAGTTGCGCAGGGCATTTTTACTAAAGATGAGGCAGCCAAATTATCCGATGAGGAAATTTCGGGTGCATATCAAACAGCAAAAGCGGTCGTAGCGAAATTAGCGGATGAACGTAAATCACTCGGCAATATTTTGCTTGGTGATGCAGAGCCTAAAGCTGCACCAAAAATAGATTTCAACAAAACTTACAACAGTTAGGAGAATAATGAAATGAGTTATGCTTACGAACAAGCGCCTGCTCGTGCAGGCGAAGTAGGTAAACACGTCGGGCAATTTCGGGTTATTAATGGCTATCAATTACGTAAATTTTTTGGTTTCCGCAATTCGCCCAATGCACTGGGATTTAGCCAAAAAAGACTAGGTGGTGCGCAATGGTATCGAAAACGAGATCCGTTGTCTGATTCCGTCAGATTATCCGATGATGATTATCGGTTCCTGATTAAATGCAAAATCCTTAAAAACTACCAAATAGGCACGCTACCAAACTTAATTGAGGCATGCCTATTTATTTTCGGAGAAGGTTGTCACATTGTCGATAACTATACGATATGACCGTCTCTATCTCTGTTCCAAGTGCGAGCACATCTGATTTTAAGAAATTCGCAATCAATCATTTAGATATATTGCCACGCCAAGCAGGTGTGCAATATCTTTTCAAATTAACATAAGAGGTCATATATGGCATTAGTAAATACGCTAGATGAAAGCATTTTTGCATCATCTGCAAAACGAGGCGAAGTTGATAATTTCCCTGACTTATTGCGTGGTTGGGGAGTTTGCCTTAAATGAAATTGCACGGGCAACGTTACAACAATATGGGATCGTGCAACTAAGCTCAGCCACTAACAGCGACAGCGAAACCGAAGCTGCAACATCAAAAGCCGTGAAAACCGCCTATGACAAAGCAGTAGAAGCCAAAACTACCGCAGATGGAAAGGTTGGTTTAAATGGTAACGAAAGCATTAATGGCGAGAAAACCTTTGAAAATCGTATTGTGGCAAAAAGAAATATCCGTATTTCAGACAGCCCGCATTATGCTTCACGCGGAGACTATTTAAATATCGGGGCAAACAATGGCGATTGCTGGTTTGAATATAAATCAAGCAACCGAGAGATTGGCACACTTCGTATGCACGCTAACGGCGATTTAACCTACAAACGCCAAAAAATCTACCACGCTGGGGCAAAACCCCAATTTAATACGGATATTGAAGGCAAGCCTAATACACTTGCAGGCTATGGTATTGGGAATTTTAAAGTAGAAGAGTTTCGTGGAAATTTAAACGAACTATTAACCGCACTTGAACAGAAGATTGAACAATGGCAATTCCCAACATAA